GTCTTGCCTGTACCTGGCTCCCATGCCAGCACGCGGTGGCCGCTGACAAGGCGCGGGATTTCCTCGGATTGATGTGGCCAAAGCTCGGTCATCCCAGCCCTACCGTTTCCATCGGGCGTGCCGATTGCTGCCGGTCGTTCCACGCGTTCAGCGCGTCAACGATCTTGGCGGCGAGGTCGATGTCACGCGTCCAGACGACCGCGTGCTCCTTGGAGAAGCCGACTTTCCTGTCAATGACATAGATCATCGAGGGGTCGCCGAACCTGCTGTAATCGAAGCGCTGCATCACTTCACCTCGCCGACGAAGGCGGAGCCGACGCACTGGTATGCGTTGCCAAGGTAAAGCCACGTCTTGCCGCTCGACACGCACGCCTTGGCGATGTCGGCTTGCATCGCGTTGTATTCGCCAACGGTCAGCAAAAGTATGGCGGCGACGGTCATAAGCGCGATGCAGATAATGCAGGTTGTGATGACGAAAGTTCTGTCAGTGCCCATGTCAGTGTCCTTTGATTATTTTTCGAAGCTGCGTGATCTTGTTGCGCATGGCGCGGTGGTCGGAAGCTGTCACCGAGACGGTGGTTCTGACTTCGCTGCCATCAGGCTTTTCGAAGTCCACGATGAGGTGCTTGTTCTGCCGGACGATCTTCCAGCCTACGGCGCCCGCCCCGGCTGCGACCTGTGTCAGCATGTCGTTGATCCGGGTCACGCCGCGTCCTCGCCGTTCACGAACTTGCGAAGGCTCTCGGTCGAAATCAGGCGGCGCTTGCCGACCTTGACAGAGCGAAGCTTGCCCTTGGCGACGAGCTCGCGGATGTAGCGGACGGAGAGCCCGATCGCGCGCGCCGCCTCATCTGCGTTGTATGCCAGCTTTTCTACGTCTGTTGTGCTTGAAGTAAGCATAATGTGTTCTCCACACAAGTTGAAACGTTAACCTTTAGATCGTTGCGTTTGTGCAACGGGTATTTACATTGTTGTGTTTGTAGGTTACTTCTTGCGCATAAGACAAAACGAGTATGCGCAAGGAGCAACAGCAATGAAGCACGAATGGGTGAAGGAAGGTCTTAATCGCCGGGGCTACCGCCAGAAGGATGTGGCGGTCGCTTGGGGTTCTCAGCAAGCATCTGTCAGCCGATTTCTCGGTGGCGAAGAGATGCAGGACTTAACATTGTCAAAGGCCGTGCCGCTGGCTCAGATGCTTGGTATTTCCGTTGACGAGCTCGCTAAGGGTCTTGGCTTCCGTGGCCCGCCGGTCGAGCCGACCGTCGATTATACCGTGTCAACCTCGGCGCCGTTGGGAACGTTGAACATTTCGACCCCCGCCCCCGGCATTTCCCGCATCGAGCTCCGTAAGGACTTGTCAGTCGGCGCCGCGCAAGAGCTCCTACGGATCATTTCCAACGATGTCCTTCCGGTCCCAGCACCGGGTAGCGCACTTCGTCCGGCAGAAGTCAGCTAAGGGGCCGCAAGCCTCTTTACGCTGGCTTTCAAGAACCGTGTCAGTAGCGTCGTCGAGCATTTCAATAAGCCGCCCTGCGGTCTCTACCGTGTGGCGGATGAACGGCTTACCCTTATTGGGCGCCGCCATCAAAACGACATTTTCGAAACCCAACTGCATGAGCTGGGCGGCAAGTTGATTGAACACCATCGTGTGAGGCATTGGTGAGGGAACCTTTGTAGGACGTTGTTGTGTCAATTAGAGACAGTTAACTTTTCACGCAAGATGTGGTCAGACCGATTTTTGTTGGCAAGCGCTATCCCCGGCGGGGCGTGTCGTTCCGGTCACATACAATGATGAATTCAGGTTTTCGTCAGGTTTCTCAGACGTTGCCGCGCTGCACCGTCAGCCGGGTCGCCAGCGACCGGAGGGTCTCGATCGTTTTGGCCTTGGGCGACCTGCCCATGTCGATCGCGGCGGCGAGGCTGTCAAGGTCGAGGGTGGTCTGCGCCAGCGTCTGGCGCGTCTCGGCCCGCTTCTTGTTCAGTTCGTCCAGGCGTGCTTCGAGGGTCGCGATCTCGTCTTCGTCTGTCATGTCAGGCGCTTCCTTTGCGCGTACCAGTTCGAAGTTGTGGGACGTTGCGCCGGGTTTACCGGGGAAGATTTCGATCACACCGGGCCATACTTGGAGCACGGTGTAAACTTCGCCAACCTTGCCGAAGCTGGGGGCGCCGGGTTCTACGCGGCGCACGAGGTCGCCGACCTTGAGCTGGTTTCCATGCTTGTCTTTTGTCATGTCAGAAAAGCCTATGCACTTGTGGGGGATTGGACCGGGCCTCCTGATTGGCGCGGTCTTCGGAAGCGAACTGGCGTTCGGCGGCGATGAAACTCGCAGCCATGATCGCAACGGCGATCAGGAAGAACGCGAACCCGGCCATAAGGTCGCGGGTCATGTCTGTCAGGAGCTCTGTCAGTTCGCGGAGGACGGGACGCATCATGCGTGCGCCCTCCTGATAACTTCGACTTCGTAGCCGTCGAAGTCGCCGTAAACCATATTATATGTGGCCGTGACCTCGATCACGTCTCGATATTCGTCGGCGGTCAGCTTCCTGCGGACGTAGTCAGCGATAATCTCGTCAACCTCCGCCACGTCGAGCGATACGGTCGCGACGAGGATGTCCTCTTTGATGACGGTCGTCACTTCGCGGGTCTGCTTCTCAAATTTCAAGCTTGTCATGCTGTCAGATTTCCATGCACTGCGTTGGGGACCGGGTCGAGTGGACGGCGGGGGCACCGCCGCCCTTGCTGTCAGCGTGACAGCTTAGTGGAGCGTGGCGCCTGCCTGCTTGGCGGTCGCGCCCTCGGCGCTCCGGCGGGCGAGCTCGTCCATGCACTCGTCGCAGCCGCAACGGTCAAGCTCGTCGTTGGTGATGTGGTCCCGGTTGAAGGCGTTGTCGTTGCCAGCCCTGTTCAGCTTCATCAAGAGCTCGATCGCGCGCTTGTCACCGTCAGCTACGGCCTGCTCAAACTTTGCGGTCGCGGTCTTCCCGATCTCCCGGATTTTGTCAGCGAGGTCCGCGAGCTTCGCTGCCTTGTCGGCGGAGAAGCCGACGCGGTCGAAAAGCTCTTTGTCACTCAGCGTGACATCCATGAACTCGCCGTTGTCGTCCTTCGGGCCGACGATGATCGCGGCGCCCTTGATGACAATCGCGTCAGGGTCGTCACCATTGAGCGTGACGGTGTCGTTCTCACCCTCGACGTTGTGGAAAGCCCACTCGTCGCCGACGTTTCCGCTCAACCAGATGATGGTGTTGCCGCCGACGATCGGTGTCAGCACGGCCCTGTCATCGGCCAGCCACTTGCCCATGATTGCAGCCTTGGGCGCGCCTTCGAAGCGCACGCGCTTGACTTCAATGGTATCGGGGAAAACGGTGTAAGCGACTGTCATTTTTATACTTCCTTTTGATTGGGTTGCGTTACTTGGAAACTACTTGTGTGTGTCACACAAGTTACTTTTGAAGGCGAAATCGGCCGGTCGGATATTCAACCACTCTCTTGTGTCAGGTAGCTCACCGCCATCCTTGACAAGCACGAGCCGGTAGCCTGCGGCCTCTGCGAAAGCCTCGATCGAGGCGAGATGCGGGGAGTTCCTTCCGGTGCGCCAGCGTGATGTGACACGCCCGTTTGCAATCCCCGCCCTTGCGCAGACTTCATTCTCCCACTTCCACGAGCGCCCCGTGAACAACTGACGTAGCAGGGGGCTCGCGGTCGTGACCTTGTACTTTGACACTAGGTTGGCACCTCCTTTTTGGCGCGGGCGAGGACCGCCCGGAGACCGGCGATGTTCTCTTCGTCCCGATGCTTCTCACGGAAGTAGGCGTCCTTGTAGCTGGCACTGTATTCGTATTCATCGATTGCCTCTTCAAGCGCCGCTGTCAGTTCGCGTATCAGGGCTTCCCGGCTATCAACGATTTCCATTGCAAGCTGAAAGTTTTCTTTTCTTTGCTTCAAAACACCCTTCAGCCGCTCGATCTCCGCGTCCTTCTGCTTGGCGGCGTCTGTCGGCTCGCCCCAGTTATCGATCTCGGTCATGACACGTCTCCCGTGACAATTGTCAGCGGCGTGCCGACATAGCGGCCATCGTCGAGCGCGACGACACCGAAGATGTTCTTCGCGGCCCATTCCAGATCGTGGACGCAATCGGTCGTGTCGCCCTCGTCGTCAACCGGCCCGACGAGCAAGCCCTTGCCGTAGAGCACATGCGGGAAGCCCCGCACGGCGAAGAGGTCGTTGGACTTCTCGCTGCCCTCGTCGTCAACGTAGATCGCGTGCCCGTCGTTGAGGCGGGCGGCATCGATGCACTGGCATTCTGTCAGCTTGTAAATCTCGTCAAACCCGCCTGGCTGTTGGTACTCGACCGCTGTCAGTGTCAGCAGCGAGGGGTCGATCAGGATCGCCTTGACGGCGCGCGGTAAATTCTCGGTCATGTCACTTCTCCTTGTCATGGATGTCAGGGATGGTTTGCCGGAAGCGCGGGAGGTGGGCGCTTCCGGCGGCGCCGGGTTTAAGCGGCGAGCTCAAGCTCGGCGCGGAGTTCGGTGATCACCGAAAGCGTCTCTTCAAAGACGAGCTCGGCGGAGGTGAGCGTCTGCACGAGGCGTTCGTGCGAGATCGCCATGGCGTGCTCGGAGCCTTCCGCAATGGCGCGGAGCGTGGCGGCAACGCCGTCAACGAGGTCGCCATTGTCGAGCGCGGTCGCGAGGCGCTTGAGCACGATCGAGCCGGGAACGGCCTTGTCGCCGGTCGTGGGGTCCGTCACGGTGATCGCCTTGTAGGTGTCACCACGGAAGGCGTCGAGGATCGCCTGCGCTTCCTTCGACAGATGCAGGCCCATGGCCTTCGCCATCTCGTCGGCTGGCGTCTTCTGCTTCATGTCGGCGTACTTGAAAGCGTCTTCTGCGGTAAGGCCGATCTTCTGCCCGTTGGCGAAGTCGGTGGCGAACTGCTTGGCGTCGATAGTCATGTCGCTCAGTCCTTTGTTTTGGGTCCGTGAGGCGGTGTGTTCCCCGTCTCTGATTGTGAATAGATCATATGTTTTCCTCTCACACAAGAGAAAAAATACGGGTCGCACAAAAAAAGTTTCGCGCCCTTTTCGGCACGGGGTTTGTAAGTGCCGGGACTTGCAAACACACCAAAAGTGTAAGTCACCCCCGATTTGTAAGTGTGGGGGGAAAAATGGCACTTACAGGTTTTGCCCCTCATAAGTGGTTTGAAATTGCTATCTTATTTTTCGGTTTGTAAGTGTAAGTCTCTTTTCTTCTTAAAGTTCATAAAAGATAAAAAAGAAGGATATAGAATTATAAGAGAGAATAAGGAAATGCACTTACAGCTTACACCCCCGAAAGCCGTGCTTTTCCCTGATTTGACACCCTGTCGCTTGTGCTCCTACACAAGTTGGCATCGAGGTTGGGGAATGGTGCATGGTGCGAGTGCTTGGCGTTGATCCCGGTGTGACCGGTGCGTGGGCGATCGTCGAGGTCGTGGGCACAGCCAAACCGGTGCTGGTAGGCGTCGGCGATCTGCCAGCGAAAGCGGTCAAGATGTCAAAGCGCACGGCTTTGAGATTGGATGCTCCATTGGTGGGCGAGCTCTTCGATGATTTGCTGACAGAGCACGAGCTTGACAGGATTGTTGTTGAGCGTCTTTCCGGCGGGCCAGGGATCACATCTTCGACGGCGTTTTCGTTGGGGATGACGGCGGGCATCTTGGAAACGGTGCTGACATCGCGCGGGCTGGACTTCAAGACGGTGCCACCGAGTTCGTGGAAGCGGGCGCTGCTCGCGCCAGCGGGCAAGGCGGCGTCAAGGCGGCACGCCGTCAAGCTGTTCGGCTCCAACAAGGGGTGGGAGCAGGAGAAGGACCACAACCGTGCGGAAGCCGCGATGATTGCTTTGTGGGGCGCCCTCAAGTAGCCCCCCTCTTCGCCCTGGCAATTCAGATTGCTGTTATGTGGCGTTTTGGATTTCACCCGATGTTGCCGCGCGTGCCTGTGGCTGACAGAAAACCGGGGTTTGGAGCATTTTATTCCAAGCCGGCGCCCGCTTTCCGCCCGCTCTAGAGCATTTCATTCCGCTTTCCGCCCGTTTCCCGGCGCTTTCGCCCGCTTTCGCGCGATTTCCCGCGCCGCACCGTGCGTTTCGCACACATACCGCATGGGCGCCGCCCGCGCCGTGACAGAAAACCGCCACAGCGCGCCGCCTAGCGCGTTTCGCCATGTTAGATGATATGTGACAGCGGCGCGCCTCAAACGCCTGTCAGCGGGCTTCCTTGTGTCAAATAGAGCCTATTGGCTGTCACGCCCTATCCCGGCGCAATGCCATTGCGGCGCCCGCGCCCGCGCCGTTGACACAATAGCGCGCCGCCCGTGCGTTTCCATGGCAAGCGCCATAGGCTGACAAGCCAGCAACGCAAAACGGCGCCCATGGGCGCCGCGCGTGACAAGAGAAAGGCGCCTTCCGGCGCCTTGCTTCATTCCTCATCTGGCTTGCCATATTCGGCAATCATCTGTTTCAACCATTTTTCCGGCGCCGTGACGATGTCGTCAGTTAGATAGGGCGCGGCGATATAAAGCATTTCCCCAATGCCAAGCGAGCGCTGCCAATAGGCTTTACCGTTCTCGCGTTGAAACTGTTCACTGCTATAGCCCCAATATAAGCCGCCGACATCGTCACGATATCCGCCGTGCGTCTGAATAAAACCGTATGCCATTTGCCGGGAAACGCCCGTTGCGCAAAGCATGTGTGCGGCGCGTGCCAAGTCCAACGGCGCGCTATCCAGACGCATGACAACGCCGTGCGACGTGTGCGTTTCCATGTCACGCGATGAAAGCGCCGTTGCGGCAATGTAAAGCGATACCGGGCGCGTTGCTGACAGTACTCTGACAAGCGCCAAGATTGCGGCGCCGCGCTGTTCAAGGGTTTTCGCGTCAATCCCGGCTGACGATACGCAATCGACAACAATATTCAGCGGCGCCTTTTCAGTTTCAACACGGCGCCGCACGCGCATGTTCATAGGATTGCCGGAAAGATAGGCGCCAATGTTTGGCGCGCCGCCCGTCATTGCGTTTTGGACTTGGAAAGCGCTTCCGCTATAGCCCAACAAAGCTTCAAACTTTGACATGAATTCGTCAGACGCCGCGACGCGCGCCATATCGCCCGTGCGGCATTTGCGAGTAACGGCGTCAACATGTTCGCCGCCGTTCCAAGCATTGCCTGTTGAATGATCAGGCATTTTGATGGTTTGAACGGCGTCAGCAAACTCGCTGACGCTATCAAACACGGTCACGGTATCAATTTTCCCTTTGTGCTTTTTGCCAAGCGCCGGGAAGGACTGTTCAATGCGTGCCATGATTACTTGCCCTCAACAATCTTGATTTGATCAGCGGAAAGACCAGCAAGGTATGTGAGCTCCGCCGTTTCGTCAGACGAGAAACCAGCGGCGATGAGCGCGGCGCCCGCCTGACTATGGCGCGGATCAATCACAATCTTGACGCCCGAATGTTGCGCCCGCGCCCGTGCTGCCTGAACGCGCTTCGCCCATGCGACATGACCGGAAATCGACTGTTCAAGCGCGACGTCATAACCCCATGCAAACTTGACAGGGAAACGGGAAAGAAAGGCGGCGTCAATCTTGGCGCGCCCGATAAACTCCGCCGTTGCGCCTTGCCCGAAAGTGTTCGCGGCGCCAATGCAAATGAAGTCTTTATGGCGCTTTACCGGCGCCGCGCTATCAGGGAAAGACGCAACGCCGTTTGCAAGCGCGGCGTTCAGCGCCAAGAGGCATGTGTTGTCGGAAGCATCTACCTCATCGAATAGGTAAACGCCGCCGTGCTCATACGCTTGGCGGAAAGGCGTTGTATGGTAGTTGCCAGCGGCGTCAACAAAACCAAGCAATTCGTGCGTCATGGAAAGCGCGCCATTGAAGTAGAACGGAACGCCCATTGCGTGCGCCGCCTGTTCAGCGGCGTGCGTCTTGCCGGAACCAGTCGGGCCCGCAATCCAGACGTTAGGCGCGATACCGTTCGCCATGCGCGATGAAAGAACGCGCAAAAGCTTTTCAAACAAAGGATGCATCGTTCCTTCGCTTTTCCATGTCGTGTTGTCAGCGCGGGCGACTTCAATCCGCACAAGCGCCGTTCCTTCAAGCGCCGCCGCTAGCTTTTTCGTGACAATCGCTTCAATGCGTTCCTCATCTACCTCTTGCGTCAACAGCGCTTCTAGCGCGGCAAGCGCGGCGGATTTGTTGGCGGGCGACACGGGCGACACGGGCGAAACAGGCGCCGGGATTACCGTTGCGGGAAAGCCCGTGCTTTCATCCTTCGCCGGAACGGAAGCGATAACGGCGCTGACATCGATGTCAAAGCGCGCCGCCACTTCAAGGCAAAGCGACGATGTCAAATCCGCCGTAGTGATATTCCGTTCAGCGCGATAGGCAGGCCATTCGGCGTGTGCGGCGATAGCGCGGCGAAGCGCCGTGCGCTGTTCAGCGGAGAGGGAAACTTTCGTGTGAGCGTTCATTTCTTGTGTCCTTCGTATGGGCGTTGCGACCCGCTCTAACCGGCGGGCTGACTTCTTTTCTAAAGGATGCTTGTGTCATGTCAATATGTCATGTGTGTCAGAGATCAAATAAAGTTTCCGCTCACACAAGGCGTGTGTCGCGTTCAATCGCTTACCTAAACGGGAATAGGCTCTATTCGCCTCATAGAAGCCCGTGGGCGCGTTTTCCCTGTCAAGGTAGGCATTGCATCGTCAGAAATCAGTAACGGCAATTGGCATATTTGGACCGGTTGAACCGTAACTGACATTTCAACTTAAGTGTGTATCAAACGCATGGGACATTCCGTCATTTGACAAGCGATAGTTAGCATCCTAATGGTTATGATCACGATCATTGCTAACCTATTGAGTAGCAAGCTAACGATTAGGATTGAAACCAATTGGTTTTCAAGAAAGGCGAAAGCGGAAATCCGGGCGGGCGCCTCAAAGCGCAAGAGGTAGTCATGCGCCGCATGGCAGGACTATCGCCGCGCGCCGTGGCAACGCTTGAACGCTTGCTTGGTAGCGAGAACGAACAAATCCAATTGTCAGCGGCGACACAAATCCTTGACCGCTACATGGGCAAGGCAAAGACGCAAGTGACGGCGGAGATAACGCACACTGTCAGCGCCGCGACCGCGCACCTTGCCGCGCTGACAGCCAAACCCGTGCCAACGTTGGACCTTAACGCTAACGCTAACACGTTGATATCGTTAGACAATCCAGCCGCGCCAACTAAACAGGTAGTTAAACCTAGCGCCATTAGCAAGGCGCAAGCAATAGAAGACGCGACCGTAATTCCCGACGAGACGCAATAGCATTCTACTAAGCGGGGTCTGACAGGAATGTCATGCCACCAAACGAGCCTGACAGGAATGGATTTTCGTTTAGGCTTAAAATACCCCCCCGCCCCACCTCGCCCCGACCCGCTAGATTTAAATCTGCACGGTATTTCGCTATGGCCCCAAAAAATATCCAGAAAAAAACCGTGTGGGGCCAGAAGCCGGAGCCCCCCGCCCCCGACCCCGTGCTGGATGAGGCACCCCCGGAAAAAATACAGGAAAAAAAGCACGAGGTCGTTTCCGCGTACCGCGACTTCCTCGACCGCTACGAGAACGACCCCTACGCCTTCGTTGTCAACGTCCTCGGCGCCACACCGTTGCCCTGGCAAAAGCTCTTTCTGGAAGCCGTCGCACGCGGCGAGCGCCGCATCTCGATCCGCGCCGGTCACGGCGTCGGGAAGTCCACGGCGGTCTCGTGGGTGCTGATCTGGCACATGGTCACGAAATACCCGCAGAAGTCCGTCTGTACCGCGCCCACCGCTTCCCAGCTTTACGACGCGCTCTTCTCGGAAGTGAAGCACTGGGTCAATAAGCTCCCACCCGAGATCCGTGACACGATCGAGCTCTTCTCCGACAAGATCACGCTGAAGGCGGCGCCCGAAAGCTCCTTCCTCTCGGCGCGCACGAGCTCCGCCGATCGCCCGGAAGCGATGGCCGGTATCCACTCCGAACACGTCGTGCTGGTATTCGACGAGGCGAGCGCCGTGCCGGAACCCGTCTTCGAAAGCGCCGCCGGTTCGATGTCAGGTCACTCAGCGGTGACAATCATGATCGGGAACCCCACCCGTAACTCCGGCCTCTTCTACAAGTCGCACCACGAGCTCTCCGGCAACTGGTTCACCATGCACGTCTCGTGCTTGAACTGCGGCCTCGTCTCCGACGACTTCGTCAACCAGATCAGGGCTACCTATGGCGAAACTTCCAACGCTTTCCGCGTTCGTGTGCTTGGCGAGTTCGCTCTCAAGGAAGACGACACCCTCATCCCCGCCGAGCTCGTTGACAGCGCGATGGTCCGTGACATCCGGCCCGACACCGGGACCGGGATCGTCTACGGGCTCGACGTAGCCCGCTTCGGTGATGACAGGACAGTTCTTTGCAAACGGCAGGGCAATGTCGTGCTCGAAACGAAAGCATGGAACGGCCTTGACCTGATGGAGACGACGGGCCGGGTTGTCGCCGAAGCCAACCTCGACAAGCCCGAACTGATTTGCGTGGACAGCATCGGCCTCGGTGCCGGTGTCGCCGACCGCCTTCGCGAGCTTGGCCTCAATGTCCGCGATGTCAACGTCTCGGAAACCGCCTCGATGAACAACCCGCAGGCCGCGAAGCTGCGCGATGAGCTCTGGCTCTGCGTCAAGGAATGGCTCGCCGCCCGTGCCTGTTACATCCCGAAGAACGACGATCTCCGTCAGGAGCTCGTGGCGCCGACCTACAGCTTCCTGTCAAACGGCAAGCTCAAGGTCGAGAGCAAGGGTGAGATGAAGAAACGCGGAATGCGCTCGCCCGACTTGGCCGACGCGCTCTGCCTGACATTCGCCGCTGACACCGCACTCGTCGGAGGCCGCGCCTCCAAGTGGGTGTCAGGCAAATCGCTGAAACGCAACATCAAGGGCATCGTATGACCACCATCGCCTACCGCAACGGAATACTCGCCGCCGACAGCCAGGTCGTGTCAGGCAACACCCGCGTCGGCGAGATGCGCAAGGTCTGGAAGGCGAAATCCGGCGCTCTGGTCGGTTTCGCTGGCAACGCCAGCCTCTCCCACGAGATCGAGCAATGGGTGGAAAAAGACCTGAGCGGCGAGGTTCCCTCGACCGCCGACCGGGGCTCGATCATCCTCGTGCGCCCAACCGGCGAAGTCTTCGTGATCGATGACGACGGCGGTCCTGTCAGGATCGCAGCGGCTTTCTACTCCGAAGGCTCCGGGGCCGACGTGGCGATCGGCGCCTTGGCAGCGGGCGCCAGCGCCGTGCAGGCCGTGGAGATCGCCTCGATCTACGACATCGGGACCGGCGGGCCGATCCAGTACGTCGAGCTTGGAAACGTCGTCAAGTTGGCGCCGCCCAAGGCGAAGTAACTTGCGTCTGTCAAGCATGACATTTGCGTATTCCACATAATTCCTGTAAATTCTATCGAATTTCTGGACGTTTGGGGGTCGGATGGCGAAGCGTAAGACGAAGACGAAGAAGATGACGGACGAGGACATCAGCGGCGCGCTTTGCGCCGCGATTGACAGCGCCGCCGACTACATTGACACCTACATCGCTCCCGACCGCGAGGAAGCAACCCGCTACTACAAGGGCGAGCCCTTCGGCAACGAGGAAGAGGGTCGGTCTCAGATTGTCATGTCAGAGGTTCGGGACGTGGTGCAAGCCATGATGCCGAGCCTGATGCGGGTCTTCATGACCACGCAGGACGCCGTCGAGTTCTTGCCGCGCCGGGGCGACGCCGTCGAAGAGGCCGCACAGGCCACAGAATACATAAATTACATCTTTTATGTCGATAATGGGGGCTCGATGGTCCTCTACGACGTGCTGAAAGACGCGTTGATCCGCAAGACCGGCTTCGCCAAGTACTACGTCGAGGACAAGGTCACTGTCACCGAGGAAGAGTATACCGGCCTGTCAGAAGGCCAGTTTGCGCTCCTGACAGAAGACCCAGAGCTCGAAATCGACCATGACACGGTCGAACACTACGCTGTCATTGACCAGGCTACCGGCATCCATGACACGGCCTATGACCTTACGGCGACGCGCCGGGTCAAGGAAAAGGTCTTCAAGGTGGTCGCGGTGCCGCCGGAAGAGATCATCCTCGCCAAAAACGCCCGGAACATCAAAACTTCGGATTTTGTCGCCCACCGGTCGAGCAAGCTTGTCAGCGAGCTCGTCGCCGAGGGCTATGACATCGATGACATCCTCGATTACGGCGACCCGGAGCCCACGCTGGAGCTCAATCAGGAAGCCCAAGCCCGTAACCCGGCCATCCAGACCCGCCAAAGCGCCGATGTCACCGCAAACGACCCCTCCATGCTCCGCGTGCCCTATTATGAGAGCTGGATCAGGATGGATCAGGACGGCGACGGCATCGCCGAGCTCCACCGCATCTGCTCGATCGGCAAAACCGGCCATGTGCTCCACGACGAGGTCGTGCCGGAGGTGCCGCTGGCGCTTTTCTGCCCGGACCCGGAACCGCACACCGCAATCGGCTACTCGATCGCCGACCAGACCAAAGACCTCCAGAAGATCAAGTCCAACATCGTGCGTGGCACGCTTGACAGCCTGGCACAGTCGATCCACCCGCGCACGGCGGTCGTCGAAGGCCAAGCCAACATCGATGACGTGATGAACACCGAGATCGGCGGGATCATCCGTATGCGCCAGATCGGCGCCGTCCAGCCGCTTGAGACGCCGTTCGTCGGCGGTCAGGCGCTTCCTGTCCTTGCCTACCTCGATGACGTGCGCGCCCAGCGCACCGGCATCAGCAGGGCAACGCAAGGGCTCGACGCCGACGTGCTCCAGTCCACGACGCAGGACGCTGTCAAGGCGACGGTCGCCGCCGCCGAGAGCCGCCTCGAAATGGTCGCCCGCATCTTCGCCGAGGGCGGCATGAGGCAGCTTTTCTGCGGCCTCCTCCGCCTCGTCGTGCGTCATCAGGACAAGAAGCGCGTCGTCCGGCTCCGCAAGAAGTGGGTCGAGGTCGATCCGCGCGACTGGGACGCCGAGATGAATGTCATTGTCAACGTGGGCATCGGCTCCGGTGACAAGCAGGAAAAGATCGCCGTCCTGTCAGCGATCATGGCGAAACAGGAGCAAGCGCTGCAAACGCTTGGGCCTCAGAACCCGCTCGTCGATATGGGCCAGCTTCGCAACACCATGGCGAAGGTGTTGGAACTGTCAGGCATCAAGGATGTCGAGAGCTACTGGAAAGAGGTCACGCCTGACAGCATCGCCGAATACCAGAAGACGATGCAGCAAAACCAGAAGCCCGACCCGGCTGAAATCCTCGCGCAGATCGAGGGCCGGAAGACCGACGCCAACATCGAGATGAACCGCCGCAAGACGGACCTCGAATACATGAAGGCGAAGATGGACGACGACCGTATGCGCGACCAGATGGAGGCTGACATCCTCCTCCGCGCCGCCGAGTTGGAGTTCAAGTACCACGGCGCCGACACCGACGTGAAGATGCAGCAGTTCATGAGCCAGATAAACCAGTCCATGGCCCGCGAACGCATGATCATTGACACGGCTGTCAAGGTCTCGACCGCCGAAGCCCAGTCCACCGAGCGCGCCCAGCAGGCGCACGATCAGCAGCAACAGCAGTTGGCCCAGCAGCAAGCCCAAGCCGCCGCCCAACAGGCTCCGGCCCCGGCGCCGCAAGGAACCCCCGTGCAATGAGTGAGGAAGCAGACAAGCGCGCCGCGCAAGCGAAGCAAATGCTCAACGATCCGCTTTTTAAGGAGGTGATGCAGACTGTCGAAGACGCATTCGTCGGATACTGGAAGCGGGCGGGAGACCCCGCTTCCCGCGAAAATGCTTGGCACGCGCTCAAGTCGATCGAGCTTGTCACGACCGAGCTCCAATCCATCGCTGACAACCAGGCGGTGACAGCTTTCAACAAGCGCTTGCGCTGACATGACATGTCACTTGCGCTCAACGCAATTTTGAGGTACAAATAGATGAATACCGACACGCCTAATGGCATCGGGCTCGCAGAAGCCGCCTCGCGCATCGAAGCTCTTTCCGAACCGGACAACACAGAGCCTTCCACAATCGAGACCGCTGACGAGAACGCCGAGACCGAACCGGTCGAAGGCACTGCGGCAGACACTTCCGAAGAAGAGACGCCACCTGAAGACGACGAGGAGCCTTCCGAAGAGGAAGACGACAGTTCGGACGAAGAGGGTGCTGACGAAGAAGAAGCCACCACCGACGACGACGACACAGCAGACGACGAAAAGCTGTTGGAGCGTCCTTTCACCGTCAAGATCGGCGGCAAGGAAGAGACGGTCACGCTCAAGGAAGCTCTGGCTGGGTATCAGCGTCAGGCGGATTACACGCGCAGTAAGATGACCCTCGCCGACGAGCGACGGTCGTTTGAAGGCGATCGGCAGGCCATTCAGACCGAACGCGCGCAGTACGCTCAACTCCTCCCGCTCCTCATCCAGCAAATCGAAGCTGGCATGGAAGTCGAACCGGATTGGGCCGATTTGCTGGCGAACGATCCGAATGAATACTTGAGGCAAGAAGTTGCTTGGCGGGAAAAATCGGCGCGACACGGCGCTGCCCAGCAAGAGCGGCAACGCCTCGAACAGATTGCACAGCAGCAACAGCAAGCGGCGATCGCGGAGGCCCTAAACACCTCCAGCCGCGAATTGGCCAAAGCTATGCCCGCGTGGCAAGACGCCAACCGCTGGAATGCTGACCGTGACAAGCTGATGGCCTACGGCCAGAAACTCGGTTTCGCCGAGGAGGAACTGAAGCAGACCTACGATCATCGTGCGGTGCTCGCTCTCTACAAGGCCATGCGGTACGACGAGTTGATGGCGAAAAAGCCACAGCCGAGTGCCCCGAACGGCCCCAAGTCCGTCTCTCCCGGTAGCCCGAATTCGGCCAAAACCCGCACCGTCTCCAACGTTTCCCGCGCAAAGCAGCGTCTTGGTAAGTCCGGCAGCATCCGTGATGCAGCCTCCCTGTTTGAGCAACTTGATCCATAGGAAGTGACGAGAAATGCCAGCTAAACCCACCGGTACTGTTGACCGGTACGACATCAACAAGGCCGTCCGCGAAGAGCTCTCGGACGTAATCTACAACATCGCGCCGGAAGACACCCCGCTGATGTCCAACATCGGACGCGGCAATGTCTCCAACACCTACTTCGAATGGCAGACTGACGGTCTCGCCGCTGCGAACGGTGACAACGCTGCGGTTGACGGTGGCGACGCTGCCAACGACACGCGCACGCCGACGAACCGCCTTGGCAACTACACGCAGATCATGACCAAGACGATCCAGACCTCCGGCACTGCGGAAGCAGTCACGAAGGCTGGCATCAAGGGCGTCATGGCCTACGAAAAGGCCAAGGCATCCGCCGAAATCAAGCGTGACATGGAAGTCCGTATCGCTGGCCAGAAGGCTGCGGTCGGTGGTTCCACCGGCACGGCTCGCCAGACCGCCGGTTTCGGCGCGTTCCTGACGACCAACGTTGACAAGGCGGCTGGCGGCACGAACCCGACGCTTTCGGCGACCACGGACGGCTACCCGAACGCCGCCTACGTCAACGGCACGGCCCGTGCCTTCACTGAGACGATCCTCAAGAACGTCATTCAGCAGGTTTGGGCTTCCGGCGGTCAGGTTGGCTTGGCCATGGTCGGTGCGAAGCAGAAGGGTGTCGCCTCCGGCTTCACCGGCATCGCCCAGCAGCGCCGCGAGACCGGCAACAAGGCTGCGACGATCATCGGCGCCGCTGACGTGTACGTCTCGGACTTTGGTTCTGTCACGTTCGTGCCGAACCGCTTCATGCCGGTTGACACCGCGTACCTCGTTGACCCGGAATACGCGTCCCTCCAGTTCCTCCGCGACTTCCGCACCAAGCCGCTCGCCGAAAACGGTGACAGCAAGCGCGAAATGCTCCTGGTCGAATTCGGTCTCAAGGTCCACACCGAAAAGGCCCACGGCATCGCCCGCGACCTGACCTAAAACCTAGATTGGGCGGAGCCAAAACTCCGCCCACTCGCTTGTGTTTGAAACATATTCGGGTTGTTTGCAGATGAAGAAAATCCTTGATCACGACCCGCTATCGGGCATCACGCGCACCTTCCACTACGACGAAGGCAACGACGCGAAGAATTTCCTGATCGAGACCGTGCAGGAAACCGCCGGTCTCGTCGAAAGCAACCGCGACCTCTTCAACAACGCGAAGCGCGGCTTCCACGGCGAAGAGCTCTCGCACGTCGCCTCCATCCCCACCACGATCATGATGGACCTCATCAAGAAGGGGATCGACAAAGACCCGGTCGCCTTCAAGCGCTGGCTCAACGACCCTGACAACGCCGCATTCCGTGTCAAGCCGGGTATCATCTGATGGCCCTTGACACGTATCTCGGTCTGCAAAGCGAGATCGCCGACTGGCTGAACCGCGCAGACCTGACAGAGAAAATCCCCACCTTCATTCGTCTGTTCGAAGCGCGCGCCAACCGCGAGCTCCGCACGCATGACATGGTCAAGCGCTCCACCGCCATCGTGGATCGCGGCTACTTCGTCGTGCCGCCCGACTGGCGCGAGACCGTCGCCCTCCTCCGCCTGACACCGAGCCCTGACCCGCTCCGTTTCGTGTCGATCGAGAACAGCTTCGCGGAACGTGCCCGCTACGGCGCGACGTGCGGCCCGCCGGAAATCTACACGCACATGGACGGGAAGTTCTTCCTGTACCCGGAGCCGACCGGCGATGTCAGCCTGGAACTCGTCTACCGGGCTTCGGTCCCTTCGCTGTCAGACGGTGTCAGAGACCCAGTCGGCAACGACATCAGCGTAGCCACCAACTGGCTGCTTCAGAAGAGCCCCGACGCCTACCTGTTCGGCGCGCTCTCCGAAGCCGAGCCGTACCTCAAAAATGATGAACGCATCCCGGTCTGGCAGGGCAAGGCCGACCGCATTTTCGCGGCCATGCTGGTCGAGGCCGAACGCGCTTCGTTCGCGCAAGGCGCGCTGGCAGTCAAGAGGAAGACCTTCGGATGATGAACAGCTTTTCGGACTACCTCGAAAACAAGATACTCCAGCACGTCTTTACTGGCGTGGCTTACGCCCAACCTACGGGCCGCTACCTCGCGCTCTTCACGACCGCCCCCACCGAAAGCTCCCCCGGCACCGAAGTGACAGGCGGCGCATACGCCCGTCAGGCGGCGACGTTCGATGTGCTCACGAGCTTCGAAATCGACCCGGTCGGCGATCCGGGCGTGCTTGTCACGGCGGCAGTCAACAACGCCGTGATCGAGTACCCAACCGCAACCTCGAACTGGGGCAACATTACCCACGTCGGCGTTTTTGATGCGGCCACGAGCGGCAACATGCTGGCCCCCGCAGTGCTGGTCAACCCCCGCATCATCACGACCGGCGACATCTTCCGCGTTCCGGTCCACGAACTGGCGGTCTCGTTGGATTAATCTGATGGCGTACAGCACGACGGGCGTCGGATACGGCACAGGGCGATACGGTAAGGGGCTTTACAGCGCGAACACGGTCGTAGACGCGGAGGTCACCAACGTCACGGCCACGTCAGCGACAAAGACGGTTCGGTCCACGGCTATCGCAACCGCGAGGATCGTTGTCACGGCGCTCTCCGCCGTCGCTGTCAACTACAACAGGATCATTCCTTTTCGCGCCAGCGTCACCGCTGTCACGGCTGTCAAGGCAAACAGCAACCGCGTCCTCGGCCTCGACCGCATTTGGATCAACGCTAAGACCTTCGGCACCGCGCAGCTTCGCGGCGTGCAGAACGCCAGTGCGCGGATCGCCGCTACGTCGGCGCTCGTCGCCAACAGCACCGCGACCCTCCTAATCCGCCTCAAGGCGGTCAAGGCGAAGGCGCTCATCCGGGCGCAAGGGCGCGGCACCTACCTCGCCAACGATCCGGCTTCGGCCTCTTGGCTGACGATGCCTGATCTCTCTTCGGATTGGGTGCCTGTGCCTGACACTTCTTCGGTTTGGGCGGAAGCCCCGGCTGACACCGACCCTTGGGCCACCGTGCCTGACAACGCTTCGACTTGGCAGGAGACCCCGCTTTAATGCCTGATACGTTTACCCCCAACTACAGCCTCGTAAAAGTTGAAGTCGGCGGCTCTACGGATACGTGGGGCGCGAAGATCAACGCCAACTCCGACACGATCGACACAAAGCTCAAGTCGCACACCGACGACATCGCCGACGCCAAGGCCAAGGCCGACGCCGCGCTCGCGCGCTCCGGCGGTGTCATGACAGGCGACGTTGACATGGGCGGGCACACCGTCCTGAACAGCACCGACGCGGGCAACCTCGCGTTTACGGCTCGCTCTACCGCCCCGGCAGGGTGGCTCAAGGCCAACGGTGCGGCGGTCAGCCGCACAACCTACGCCGCGCTCTACGCCGCGATTGGCACGTTCTACGGCGCGGGTGACGGCACCAACACGTTCAACCTCCCCGACTATCGCGGCTACTTCCTGCGCGGTCTTGACGACGGCAGGGGGATCGACGCGAGCCGCGTGTTAGGCTCCATCCAAGACAGTCAGAACCTCGCGCACAACCACGGCGTTAACGACCCCTCCCACGCCCACGGTGTCTATGACCCCGGCCACAACCACGGTGTTAACGATCCCGGTCACAGCCACTCCTACCTAGCTCCTCATGGTGGGGGCTACGGCAATGACAATTCTGGCAATGGTCTCCAGACTGAGAGCACTGGCGTTTCCGGCACTGGCATCTGGCTCAATGCGTCGGGCACGGGCATCGGCATTTACGGCGCCGGGACCGGCATCTCGATCCAGAACAACGGCGGCACCGAAGCCCGCCCGAAGAACATGGCCGCACTCATCCTCATCAAATACTAGGAGCCGGAATGAACATCTATCATTACGACGCGACCGGTGCATACCTTGGGGCGGATGTCGCCGACCCCGACCCTCTGGTTAAGGGCCGCTGGCTTATCCCGGCGAACGCCACCTACATCGCACCTCCGAACGCCGTGGAAGGCAACCTCCGCGTCTTCCGCAACGGCGCGTGGGGCTACGTGCTTGTCACGACGCCGGAAGAAGAGCCGCAGCCGGACCCCGTGCCGCCGCCCCCGCCGACGTTCGAAGAACTGTTCCCGCCGCTCGACCCGCTCGACTTCAAGCTCGCCATGCTGACGCTCAATGTCACCCCTGACGACGTTGACGCGGCTATCGACGCCATGCCGGAGCCCGACCGGACGCTTGCCAAGATTTACTGGACCTCCGCCGGGAAGTTCCGCCGTGACAACCCCCTCATCGAGCAGATCGCTGCGGCCTTCGGCAAGACCAGCGCCGACATTGACAGCGCGTGGGCTTACGCCAGGGAAAGCGTAGATGGCTGACACGACCACCACCAACTACGCCCTTGTCAAGCCCGCCGTAAACGACCCGGCGGGTGCTGACACTTGGGGTGACAAGCTCAACACCAACCTTGACGCGCTCGACGCCCAGATCAAGGCAATTGACGGTATTTCCGCCGCTGCCAAGGCCACGCCGATCGATGCTGACTGGGTCGGCACCTATGACAGCGCGGTCGCGGGCACCCCTGTCAAAAAGACGCTTTGGTCACAGGTCAAGGCGTTCTTGAAGACGTACTTTGACACGATCTATCTCGGTCTGGGTGGCGGCGCGCTAACAGGGGCCGTCACGACGACCGCAGGCTTGACCGTTATTGGTAACTCTAACTTGCGGGTTAGAAGTGGCACGACGGAAGCCCTGCTGTACTACGACGCATCCGACTTCTACGTGCTGTTCACCGACAGCGTGGGTGCCACGTTCAACGCCACGCGAGCCCTCAGGGCCAGCCGCAACGGCAACCTCTACACTCAGGGCGACATGATTGCCAGCGGCACCGTATGGGCCGGTGGTGGGTCTAACGGACGCATGGGTGGCGACGGTAACCTCTGGGGCACCGCGTACGGCAGCGATTGGCTCACGAACTACATCGAGAACCGTGCGATTGCGTGGGCAAACAACCGTGTCTCCAGCATGTCATACCGCTACGTCTCGCAGGGTACGACGAACGCTTCTAGTGGTGGTTATTACAGTACTCCCGGTGGTGCAATGCTAAAAAGTATCGCTACTGGTGGCGGCTCGTCTGTCATGTTTAAGTATATCCAAGTCTACGACCCTGTTCGTGGATGGGTTGGCTTCGGAGAAGCATAATGGAAATAACCAACTTCGGACACTTCAAGGTCTCGTCCCAATCCGGGATACTTTACTTCACTAATGACGAAGGTCATGACTGGTACGACATCCGCTTTGGTCTAACGCAGTGGGACGAGAAGGGGGAGTTCCTCGACGCGATCTACGGAGCGTGGGCTATGGTGTCACCGGAAGGTGTCATCACCAACGTGGAATATGACCCCTCGCGCCTTATGCCAGGAGACCGCACGGTCCTCGGTATCGACGCCAGCCACGAGGAAATCACTGAGGGGATGATCTACCGCGACGGCGTCATCCTGCCTAAGCCCGTGCCGACCCCCGACGAACTCCGTGCGAACTTCCCGGAGCTCTCCCCGCCGCGCTTCTGGAAGGCGGCGCGCGAGGTCGGCATCACCAAGGAAGGCGTCATGGCGCAGATTGAAGCCATCCAAGACGAAGACCTCAAGGCTGACATGCTGATCGACATCGAGGAGGCGACCGGCTTCCTCCGGCTCAACCCGACCGTCGTCGCGATGACTGCCGCCAACGGCATCCTCCCGGAACAACTTGACGCACTCTGGATGTGGGCGGCGGGCCAATGAGAGAGAATTACGAAGCTTGTCAGGCGATCACCCTGAAATGGGAGGGCGGTGACAGCGACAACCCGAAAGACCCCGGCGGTGCGACCCGCTGGGGCATCACTCAGGCGACCTACGATCACTACCGCGACGGCAAGCACTGTCTGCGGCAGCACGTCTTCTACATGACCCGCGAGGAGATGCTGGAAATCTACAAGGCGGGCTATTGGGACGCTGTCAATGGCGACAACCTGCCGGAAGGCGTTGACCTGGCTACTTGGGATTATGGTGTCAACTCTGGCCCCGCCCGTGCCAACTCTGCCCTCCGCGCCGTCAAGTCCGTCTCCGCTGTATCCGTGGTCAAGGAACTGTGCGCCAAGCGCATGTCCTTCCTCCACGGCCTCAAGACGTTCAGCAGCTTCGGCAAAGGCTGGAGCAACCGCGTCGCTGACATCGAGGCCAAGGGCGTCGCCATGGCTCTCAAAGCATCATCCCCGGCGACAGCCAAAGCGCAACTCCTAGACGAAGCCAACGCCGCGAGCAAAGCCGCCATCAGCAAGGGCAACGCCGCTGTCAAGGCCGCGCCCGCCAGCGGTGTCAGCGCCATAACGGCCCAATACGCCCCTGACCAGTGGGTGAGCTCCGGCCTCCTCGTGTTCGGCTTCCTCGCGGTCGCCGTCGCCATCTGGCTTGTCATCAAAGCGCGGCACGACGACGCCCGCGAACTCGCTTACCGCAACGCCGCATCGGAGGCCAAATGATCCCCATCCTTATCCCGATCCTCGCGCAGATTGGCGCGCCGATCATCAAGAAGCTCCTTGAAGACAAGATCGGCTCCGGCGTCGCTGACACGGTCGTTGACACGATCGCCAAGAAACTCGGTGTTGATCCGACGCCGGAGGCGATCGGTGCGAAATACCAGGCTGACCCGGTTGGCACGGCAATCGCTGTCAAGCAGATCGAGATCGAGCACGCTGACGAATGGCTCGCTCATCTTGCCGACCGTGACAGCATGATCGCCCGCGAAGACACCCGCGAGACCTTCTTCGCGTGGGGCTGGCGTCCGGCCATGTCGTGGCTCGTCATCTTTTTGTTTGCGTGGGCGACGGTCGTGCTTCCTCTTGTCAACACTGCATTCAAGAGCTCGATCCCGATCCCCTCGATGGACAGCATTCTCCAGTTCTCCGGCATCTGGCTTGTCATCTATGGCGGCGGTCACACGATCAAGGAAGTCTTCGCGAAATGAGCCCAGCACCCGCCGACATCGTCGAGTTCGACCCGGTTTCCGACCTCCGGCACCGCGTCATGAACATTGAGACGTGGCGCGCGCAGCGTGACATCGCCGACGCCCGTGCGGAAGAGCAACGCAAGTACCTCGACCAGCGCTTCACCTCTTTGGAGAAGAAGATCAACGGCGTGGCTTGGTTGATCGTCAGCGGCTTCGTCCTCGCGCTCGTGACCTTCGCCTTCAAAGGCGGTCTCAACCTCCCCTTCAAGTAAGGAAACCGAATTGGCGTTTCTCCCCCCACTCAGCATTCCCCCCGGCGTTGTCCGGGGGGCGTCTCCGAACGATGTTCGGGGGCGTTGGTACGACACGAACCTTGTCAGGTGGAACGGCGCCGTGCTGGAGCCGATCGGCGGCTGGGAGCGCGCCACCCCCACCCCCTTCCCTGACCGCATCCGCAACATGGCGGTCTGGCGTGACAACAAGCTGTCGCGCTACATCCTCGCCGCGTCCATGCGCAAGCTCTACGTCGAATACGGCGAGGGCTTCGTTGACGTGACACCGACCGACCTCGTCGTCGCCGACCCGACGCCTTACGCCTACGGCTTCGGCGTGGGTGACTTCGGCGAGGAAGACTTCGGCGACGCTCGCTCGACGCCCTCCGCCTCGATCGACAACCTGCCGACCTTCTGGACTTTCCCCAACTGGGGGCAGGACATGCTCGCTGTCAGTTCGGTTGACGGGCGCCTTCTGCATTATGACCCGCTGCACCCGACGACCAAGTTCGCGCCGGTCTCCGGGGCACCGATCGGCAACATCAGCGCGCTCGTGACAGCCGAGCGTCATGTCGCGCTTCTCCAAGCCGGGGGCAACCCGCGCCGGATCGCGTGGGGCTCGCGCGAAACCCTGTCAGATTGGGACTTCGCGAGCACGACCAACACCGCCGGTTTCATCGAGCTCGAAACCCAAACCCCGCTCATCAAGGCCGTGCGGGTCCGCAGCGGCAACCTCGTGTTCTCCAACTCCGACGTGTTCATGATGGAATACGTAGGGCTCCCCTACATCTACGGCTTCCCGCATCTGGGTCAGACCCGCCTCATCAACCCTGACACGCTTGTCACTGACAACGGTAACGCGTTTTGGTGGGCGACGGACGGGTTCAAGGCGTTCGACGGCGGCGCGGTCAAACCGCTCCCCTGCCCGGTCTGGGATTACGTTATGGGCCGCGCCAACATCCCGGCATTGCGCACCGTCGCGCACGGTGGGGCGCTGGGCACCCATCCTGAGATTTGGTGGTTCTACCCGTCGAAGAACTCCTCGACCTGTGACAGCTATGTCATGACAAACTACGAAGAGGGTTGGTGGGCGATCGGCAAGCTCGACCGCAGTGCGATGATCGCGGCCAACGCCGACCGCTACCCTTACATGGCGGGCGAGGACGGCCACATCTACAAGCACGAAAGCGGCTGGGCGGGCTCGACCGCGACCCTGCTTCGCGAAGTCTGGGCGGAGAGCTCCGCGCTCGCCCTCGGCTCCGGTGACAGGGCGCTCGAAATCAACCAGGCACTCATCGCCAGCGGCAGCGGGTTTGACAGCATACAAGCCCGCTTCTTCACCAACCGGACCCCGACCGGCGCGGAGCGTGCGTTTGGCCCGTACCGTGTCAGGAGCGACGGTTACATGGACACCCGCGTCTCCGGCAGGGATGTGCGCGTGCGTTTCGAAAACATCAAAAATGAGGATTGGAGCATCGGTGAAGTAAGGCTCGACGTTGCTCCGGGAGCCGGAAGGTGATAGGGTTGTAATCGCAATGGATTTCAAATTTCCGCCTGCACCCTCCCAATATTCCGCCCGGTATTTCACCGATCTGATCGAGAATATCCGGCGGGCATTGCTGCCGGGTATCAGCAAAGATACTGCGGCTCCCCGTCTTCTCCTCCAATCCCCGAACGGCACGGTTTACGAAGTCAAGGTTTCAAACACGGGCGTTCTTAGTACGGTGGTAAATGACGGAAACGGCAGGCCATGAGAAGCTTCTTGAAAAGATAAGGAAGGCGCTCGCCCTCCCCTTTTCCTCTCATAATTTCGAAGATGTTGTTGATGCATTGCGCAAGGGCGAAATGCAGATTTTCCATAACGACGACGCTGTTGTCATTACGGAAATCTGTGTCACGCCCCGGCGCCGGTTCATCAACATCTTCTTGGCAGCGGGCTCGCTTGCCGGTGTGTATGCGTTGCACACGCAAGTCGTAGAGCTCGCTGACAAGCACGGGATTACAGAACCCGTGCAAGGGATCATGCGCCCCGGCTGGGGTCCGCACCTCAAGAAACGTGGTTGGAAAAAAGTGGCAGAGGTTTGGACCCTGCCAAGGGAGAAATGGAATAATGGCGAGCACGCCCTCGACGCAGACCACCGTTAACAAGACCGAACTGCCGCAGTGGGTTGACGACGCCGCTCAGAAGAACCTCGGCATCGCCGACGATCTCGCCGCGCGCCCCTATACGCCCTACACCGGTCAGCTTACCGCTGGGCCAAGCGCGCTCCAGACGCAAGCCTTCAACAGTGCGAGCCAGACCGCGAACATGTGGAGCGCCCCCATGGCTTCGGCGGCGCGCACGGCGGCTGAGGGGACAAACTTCAGCTACAAGCCGACTTCGTTCCTGCAAGGCAACATCTCGCAGTACATGAACCCCTACATTGACAACGTCAAAACGGGTGCGATTAACAACGCGAACATCGCGCTCAAGCAGAACATCAATGCGATCGGTGACAGCGCCGTCAGCGCCAACGCGTTCGGCGGGTCGCGCCACGGTATCGCCGAAGGTGTCGCCTCCGCAGAGGGAGCGCGTCAGATCGGTGATCTCAGTGCGCAGCTTGACAGCCAAGCCTACAGCGACGCCACCGCTCAGTTTAACAACGACCAGAACCGTGACATGACGAACGCCTACCAGCAACAGCAGGTGCGGTCGGGTTCGGCTGACCAGCTTTCGAACATCGCGCAGGCTGGCTCGAACATGAACAACTCGACCAACACGCTCCTCGCGATGCTTGGCGGTCAGCAGCAGCAGATGAGCCAGCAGGATTTGACCATGGCTTATCAGCAGTGGAAGGAACAGCAGGACTACCCGACGCAGGCGCTCAACATGCGCCTCGCCGCACTCGGTGCAACGCCTTACGGCGGCACCCAGTCGCAGACCTCGACCGCTGCGGGCGGCGGCAACTCGGCGATGTCGGCGATCGGCGGCATTCTCGGCGCGCTGTCCTACCTGCCATTCATGTCTGACAGGAAGACCAAGACTGACATCGAGAAGCTGGGCAAAGACCCTGAGACCGGCCTTGAGATGTACGCCTACCGCTACAAGGGCGACCCGAAGTCCTACCCGAAGGTCGTCGGCCCCATGGCACAGGACATCGAGAAGGAAGACCCCTCGGCGGTGCGGAAGGTTGGCGGCAAACTGATTGTCACAGGGAGCCTCGGATTTGGTGGAGGCTTGCCGCAGAAGAGGGCCGCGTAATGGCTTACGACTGGAGCGACTACATCCGCCAAGCCGCCGCCCTTCGCGGCATTGACCCCAACATCGCCCTCCGCGTAGCACGGTCGGAAGGCGGCACCTCCGGCCACGTCCGTTCCGGCTACAGCAAGGACGGGCATCGCGAACCGTCCTACGGCCCGTTCCAGCTTCTCCTCGGCGGTCCCGGCACGGGCTTCCCGGAAGGCATGGGCAATCAGTTCATGCGCGCGACCGGCCTCGACCCGCGCGACCCCTCCAACGGCGGCGCCATGATCGACTTCGCTCTCGATCAGGCCGCGTCGAAGGGCTGGGGCCAGTGGTACGGCGCCGCGAAGTCCGGTATCGGCCCGCGTGACGGGATCGGCGGCGAAGCCCGCGCTCTCGGCTCGTCTGGCGTCGTCGCGGCGACTTCCCCCGCCCGTGCGAACAGCACGCCGCTGTCACAGCAAGCGCTCGCCCAAGCCATGGGCAAACTCGCCCCCAATCCGTTCGGCTTCGTGGACCCCATGAAGCAGGACGCCGCGACCCCGGCGCCGACCCCGGCCCCCGCTGTCACGGCGCAAGCCCCACAGAGCGGCGGCATCCTGAGTTGGCTCAACCCGATCTCCTCCGCGCAGGCTGGGGAGATGACACCCGATGCAAAACCCAACGAGGCAGGAATGGCCCCTCTCGATCTGAACGCGATTGACCACGCGGCTTTCCTCAAGCGCCAGAAGGCAGCGCAGGACGCTGCGGCGGCGCGCGCCGCGCCCTCTCGCGCCCAGCCGCAATACGTCCCGGCTGACATGCCTTACACGCACCCCAAGACCTACGCCGCTCCGGCCTCGAACCCGGTGCGCGATCTTGTCAGCGTCCTGCCAAACGTCCAGAGCGGCGCCGCGCCCGCCAGCCAGGTACAGGCTGGCAACGCCTCGGACCACGCCGCTGTCATGGCCCGCCAAGCCGCCGCGCGCCAGCAGGCCGCAGCGGATGCGATCGCCGCACGTCAGGGCGGCGGCACGCCGGACTATGTTCCGGCTGACATGCCCTACACCCACCCGAAGACTTTCACCGCGCCGAACTCCAACCCGGTGCGCGATCTTGTCAGCGCGCTTCCGAACATCCAGAGCGGCGCCGCGAGCCCCGCGCAGATCGACGCGGGCAATCAGCGCGACCGTGTGGCTTCGCTCGTGCGCCAGATGGGTCCGCAGCCGACTTCGCCCTTCGACCAGCGCGCGCCTGTCAGCTATGACACGCCGCTCCCGTCCGCACCGCTCCTCGGCACGCCGCCGGGGATGGGTATGCCTGACATCTCCGGCCCGCGTATGCCGCCCGCCGCGCCTGCCCCGGCTCCCGCGCCCGCTGCACCGCCCGCGCAAGCCCGCCTGACACCGAGCCAACTCCAAGCGCTCCGTGCGATCACTTCCGGCCCGCGCAGCCCCGCACCCGGTGCGGACGCTCTGCCCGCCGCGACCGGCGCTGTCATGACCTCCACCCCGAACGTGGGTCAGGTCGGGCTTCTCGACGCGCTCAAGCACGGCTTCGGTGACAGCATCCCGCAGTCCCTTACGAGCGGTCCCTCGCCGGTCACGCCTTACCACGACCCGATCGGCGACACGCCCGCCGCGCCGTCGCAGATGCCTGACATCAGCGGCCCGCGCAGCCCGCCTCCGGCCCGTGCGACGAATTGGAACCCTCTCGGCGGTCCTGACGTGTCGTTCGCGCCCCCGGCGCCCGCTCCGGCTCCGGCCAAAGCCCCGGACCCGATGCCCCTCTTCACCGATTGGAACCCGTTGGGCGGGCCTGACGTGTCGTTCGGCACGCCGAAGGCCCCGGCCCCGGCAGCTACGCCGCCGATTTCGCTCGCGCAGCCCGCTCCGCCCCACTCGATGACGCCGCCCGTGCCCCAGCAGGGTCAGCCGCCGATCCCCGGTCTTGGCAGGAGCGTTGACACGCTTGGCCTCCTTGACAGCCCTAGCCTGGGACTTGCGCCCGGTGCGAAGTTCGAAGACCAGCAGCCGCAGATCGACGCCTTCACGGGCGGCTCGAACTCCCCGTTTGGACCCTACGGTCCTGACACGCAGGACTTGTCGCCCCAAACCTTCGGTATGCCCGGTGCGACCGGTTCCACGGGTGGCATCGCCAACCCGCCGATCCCGACCGAAAGGCCGAAGACGGGCGCCTTCAACACGCAAAAGTTCGCCAATGCTCTCGGCGCTATCGGTTCTCTCGTGGCAGGGTTTGCCGGGGGCTCGCCGGAAGTAAAACCGGTCGCGCTGTCAGGCTTCTCGCACAAGCCGGAAAGCAATATCCAGATCGCACTCTCGCGGGGTCTCCTCTAATGTCCATTTTCGATCTCTTCAAAGGTATGGCAGACGGCATCCAGAACGGCGGCGCGGAGGGCGTGTCGTCCTCGCCGCTCATTCAGCGCGTGTCCTCGGCGTATGGCCAGCCGCAGGCCGACCCGCAGGCCGACCCCTACTCCGCCGATCCCTACGCACTGCCGCAGGCTGACCCGATGCAGAGCGTGCGCAACATGTCCTCGATGCTCATCGCGATGGGTCAGCCCATGTCGGGCTCCGACCGTGCGCAGATCATCGCGAAGATGTCCGAGAACAACAACCCGACCAAGGACGCCTACAACGCCGCGCAGGCACGGCTCATGAACACCCAGTATGAGGACGCGCTTGACAAGCGTAAGACCCGTCAGGCTGGGCTCTCCGCGCTGAAGGGCATGGACCTCGGCGACGACTTTTCTGACAAGGAAAAGGCGATCTTCAATTCGTTCCTCGCCGCTGGCGACGTGGACGGCGCCAACGGCTTCCTCGCCGATTTGCAGAAGGCCACCGGCAGGAACGCGACCGTGCTCGCGAACGACGGTCAGACGCTCACGACCAAGGGGCTGATGAACGCCGACGCCAACGCGTGGAAGACCAACTTTCTGCCGAAGAGCGAAGGCGCGGCGGGCAAGCTCGCGATCACGAGTGACATGCTCGACCTCATGGACGCAGGGGCGACGGCGGGCTCACTCTCCGACTGGAAGGTGCTCGCGGCCAAGCTCCGCCATATGGGCAGTAACGCGCCGATCGACCCGGCGGCGCTTAACCGCGAAAAGTTCAACGCGCTCGCTGTCGATTTGACGCTCCAGCGTATGAAGATGCTTGGCGGTAACGACACCGAGAAAGAATACGACAACATGTCGAAGGCGGTCGCTGGCATCAACAGCGAGCCGGAGACCGTGCGCAACAACCTCCAGACCACGATCAAGCGCACCATCCAAGACGCGACGATCGCCGACCAGCAGCGCCTTCGCATCGGCACTCCGGCGTTCGGTACGGCTGTCAACTTCAGCCCTGACATCATCGCCGACCAGTACAAGCCGTACTGGCAACGTGCGGTGGGCGACCCGAAAGCTGACGGCACTGGCTACAACAACAAGGGCGGCGGTGACAAGGACGGCAATGGTCAGGTGATCCAAAGCCCGGTCCCGAATGTTTCCTTCAAGCACCTGTGGGGTGGCAAATAATGGCGATGGCATGGGACGACGTTGTCAAGTCTGACGACTACCAAAACCTTTCGGCGATCGACAAATTCAAGGCTCGCCGCGAATACTTCGACGACGTGGTGGCGCCGCAGGTTCCGCCCGACCAACATGACGCCGTCCTCAAGGAGTTCTACTCCGACACCAACGGCAAGAGCTTCGGCTCGCTCGATGACATCGCGATGGTCGCTGACAGCGCCATCCGCCGTGCGGCTGACAGCGCGACCTTCGGCTTCGGCGATAAGATCGCCGCTGCGGGCCGCGCCGCGTTCGACAGCAACCTCGACTATGACACGGCGCTCGCGCAGGAGCGCGCGGCGACTGACACCGCCGCTGACATTCTCGGCAAGCCTGGTACGATCGCCGCCGACATTGGCGGTGGCCTCCTGACAGGCGGTGGCCTTGCTGCCAAGGGGATAACCCTCATCCCGAAAGCCGCCGGTCTCGCGGGCAACATCCTCGGCGGTGCGGCGGAAGGCGCGCTCTACGGTGCTGCCAGCGGCGTCGGTCACGCCGACGCGGGCTTTGACATGGGCACCAATCTGGCAGCGGCGGGCGAAGGCGCCGCCTACGGCGCGGGGGCTGGGGCTGCGGGTGGAGCACTGGCCTCTACTTTGTCTCCGGCCATGCGTATGCTGTTCGGTCGTGGCGCTGACACGAGCGCTTACATTCCGGGGAGCAAGTTGGCTCCGGGCGCGCAAGGCCCGTCACTCCCTGACATCCGTATGACCCCGCGCGTCCAGCGCGTCGCCGAGAACGCGTTCGGGGGCGGTGCGGCCAAGAACACGCTCGACCGTATGGCTGTCATGGGCGACGACGCGATGGTGCTCAACGCTAACCGCCGCATGGGCGGGCTCGCGCAGGGCGTCGCCAGCCGTGTCGATACGGGCGCGGGCGAGAGCGGTAGCGACATCGTGTTTAAGGCGGTCAAGGGCCAGAGGGACGATCTTTCGCATAACGTGCTGGAGGCCAAAGACCAAATTCTTGGTAAGCCCAAGCGTGACACCGCGACCATCATCGAAAAGGCCGAAGAGGACATCGCTGACACCAGCCCGGAGTATTCCAAGCTGCTGACTGGGAAGTCCGTACAGGCGAACGTGCGCAAAGATATCGCCGACACGGCTGTCAAGGAATATGACAAGTGGGGGTCCACCCACCCGGTCGGCACGATCCTGTCGAAGTTCCGCAATGTCAAAAACCTTCCGGCGGATGCTGTGAAGCTCCGCAACATGAAGACGGTCTTCAACAACCTCGAAAAGAAGTACCCGGAGGCGAAGTCTTCGTTTTACGCGGTCAAGAAGTCGATCGACGGCGCGATTGACAAGACGACCAGCGGCGAATACGCGAAGCTCCAGGCTGTTCAAGCCAACGCAAGAACTGACATCGAAGCTGCGAAGCGCGCCGCTGGTTTCCTCGACGGCTCCACACCGGCCCGCCTTGTCACCGCCGACCTGACGAAAGCAACGCCAGCACGCAAGGCGTTGATGCAGGAGGTCATGCTCGATCAGGTCGATCAGGCGCTCCGCGCGCCGGGGAACGACATCTCGAACCTCAATTCGTTCTTGGGGCGCCACGCCAACGCATCCGTGCGGGACAACCTCACGGCGGGTTTCGGGGCGCCCGCCACCGAAAAGCTGATACAGTTGGGGGAGAGCGCGTCTAAGAAAGTCGCCGACTACGGTCGGATAGTCGGAGGGTCGAAAACGGCGGAGACGAAAGCCGCCGACGAAGCGCTCGACGGTGCCCTCGGCACGGTGCCTCATCTGAACAACCACTCGCTCATCGGCGCCACGGCGGAGATCGCGCACTCGGTAATGCGCAGGCTGATCGAGCGGACCAACGGCGCAAAAGGCACCGCCGCCCGTGCCGCAATTGCGAAAGTCGCGACCATGGATCGCGGCCAACTCGTCAAGCTTCTGGCGGAGCTCGACAGGTCGAAATCGGTGAAGGCGCTGAACAGCGTGCTCAAGTCTGCGGTGGTCAACGCCAACGTTCAGGCGGTGGCTCCGGGACGGTGAAAAAAGGGGGACCAACTTGGTCCCCCCTTATGGTTCTGCACCTGCATTTCCCTGCACTTTTAGGACCAATCGACATTGAAATCATTGGCTTTTTTCACGCCCAAATAATCCAAGCGTTAAGATTTTTCACTCGCAAGCCATTGATTTCATTGAAACCAGTCTAAAAATCTTGGCCCAAACTGGTCCTATAGCTTGATTTCAGCGCAAATAGTTGTTTACGGCGCCGATGATCCGGTCCTCGTCAACATCGAGCGCGTGGGAGTAAACGTCGAGCGTAATGCTCGTCTTCGAATGCCCCAACCGACGCGAAACAGCAGCCGGGGAAACCGTGTTGGAGCGCAGCAAATGCGTCGCGTGGGCATGTCGCAAATCGTGCGCTGTGAAGCGGGTGACACCCGCCGACCTCATCACCGCCTCGATGCCCGACGAGAGCACGCTGGGGTAAGGTGGCTCCTTGCCGCCGAAGATGAAATCCTTCGGGTTCTGGCCTTCACGCAGCGTGTTGATTTCTTCCGCCAGCGTCACCGAGACGCGCACCTTGCGGCGCGAGCGTTTCGTCTTCGGCTCCGTGAGCTCGACGCCGCCACCCCGGATAACGACCACCGTGCGCGCGACATTGATGACGCCGTCGCGGGTAATGTCAGCCCAACGCAGTGCGGCGACTTCGCCACGACGCAGACCGGTCTCCAGGCATATGCGGGCGGCGAGACCGTACTTGTAGCCGTAGGAGCAGTCCCACACCTTTTTCACTTCATCCTCGTCAAGCGTATCTTCTTTATGGGCTTCTTGCTTGGGCGGAAGGTCCACCTGTTCCCACGGGCTGAACGCTAGCACGCCTTCCTTAACGGCTTGCTTAAACGCCTTCTTGACAACCCGGCCCGTGTACTGCGTCGATTTTGCACCGTGCGCAACGACGGTCTGAGAGACCCAGTCGCGAAGGTTTGCCGCGTTGACAGCGACGAGTTGCTTGTCGCCGAGGACATCGGTGAAGAGGGGGATAACGGAGCGGTAGGTTTGGGCGGATGACCGGCGGATTTCGCCGTGCGCCAATCGGCGATCGATCCAAGCGTGGATGTAACCAGCGACGGTGTCAGTTGACAGGCGGGTCATCTGACCGCTTTGGAAGCGGCTTAGGATAGCGGATTTCTTCGCTTCGGCGACGGCGCGCGTGCCGCGCATCGTCTCATTTACTTCTTGCTCGACGCCTTCGTCGTCCTTCCAGCGGGTTCGCAGACGGAAGGATGTTGCGCCGCGTTGGGTGATAGAAACTGACACCATGGCTTTTCTCCTTTTGCTTGGGCCATGGTGTCAGGTTTAGCCTAGTTTCTTCTCTCACACAAGAGGCATTCCTACGCCGCAAAATCGATGGCAGCGGCTTTTTTCGACGTTTCCTTCGCGTAGATCGATTTGAGCTCCGGCCCTGACAGCGAGACCATGCCCTCGGTGCGGACCCACGCGTTTACAGGATTGGCCCCGTCCACCAACCGCACCTGTTTGGTGCGGTGCCAACCAGCGGCGCGGATCGTCTCGGCGATCTGGTTGGAGTTGGTGATCTTCTGCCGATCCATCAGTGACAGCGGGTAGTTGTGATCGTTCTTCACCTCGTCGTAGAGGTCGTTGGCGAGAATGATCGTGCGGTGCTTGTGGACGCCGTCAGAAAGCTGCCTCATCACGACGTGCTGGAAATGCGGGCGACCGGCTTCCTTCATCCGCTCCTTGCCTTCGGTGTCCATCGGCGCGCTGTCAGGCTTGAACTTCGACACGTCGCGCTGCATCAGCCACTTGATGACCTTCCGCTTGCCGGACTTCTGTTCGTAAAACTCCTCGCAAAGAACATGGTAATAATTCTGCGTCTGCTTTTCCACGTCGGAGGTGATGACGAAGAAGCGCCGGTCGTCCTCTTCAAGCCGGATCGCGTCAGTATGGTTTGACAGGAAGATGTAGTTCATGCGGTTGGGCACCATGTAGGGCGCCTGATACTTCCGCTCGATCAGGACCATTTCTGTCATCGAGCCGGAAATCTTCGTCTTGATGCTGTTGTAGGCGTCCAGCTTTCCGAAGTGCCCCATCTCGTTGACGATGATGAGCTCGCGTTCCAAAAACTCGTTGAAGGTCGCCATCAGCTTTTCCGGCCCGACTTCGGTCGCGTTATGCGAGAAGTACCAGACCAGCGGCTTGAGCATCATGTCCTTGCCGGTGCCCTGCTTGCCAATGATCAGCGGTGCCCAGCGAACCTTCTGCCCGCGCTTCTGCACGAGGTAGGCGAGGAAATCGAGGAACAACTCGCGCTCTTCCGCGACCGGGACCATGAGCTCGACGTGCTTGAGCCAAGTCTGGATGTCGGCGTCTGACACGCTGTCAGGCATGGCTTGGTGGATCATGTGCCAGCGATTATAGAACACCCCCTTGCGCCCGTCGTTTTCCCACTCGACGAGCTCCTGCTTGCCAGCCAGGTATGTCATGCCGCTGACAGTGCGAACGATCGCGGGCTTGGTGTTCAGGATGATGTTGGCAGCGGTCTTCGCGCCGCTGGCGCCAGCGGGGGCGATCTCAAGGCCAAGGCCGGGATACGTGTTGAACGCCGCGTGCGTGAGGGTCGCACCTGTGCCACGCACGATCCAAGTGTTCTGCTCCGGCCAATAGAGCATCTTGTCAGCGATCTCCTTGACCTTTGCCGCGTCCTCGCGCTGCTGGAGCTTCGCCTCATCCATCTTGGTTTCCGCGCTGCGGTGGGTCTCGCCGGTCTCGGTGAAGTCGAGAACCGCGTCACCGTGGAAGCCACGGCGCCGTGCCAACTGGAAAAGAAAATCCGGGCTCGTGCGGACGGACGGCAGGCTGTCCCAAACCTTCCTGACATATTCGTCGTCGGCCCAGTCGTGTTCGGTCGCCCAGCGCTGGAACTCCCAGTACGCATCTTCGGCGTCCTTGCCGAGCGCGTGCTTGAAGCTCGCTGTCAGTGACAGGAACTTCGGGCGATCGGGGAACTGGTCGGGGTCGTTGCGCAGCGTGTAGAGCGCGCCGAGCACGAGCTCCTTGCTCGCCATCGGCTCCAAATCCTTGACAAGAAAACCCGTGCCTTCACCGCCGGTCCCGTAGCGCGGCTTGACCGAGGACGTGATCGTCCAGCCCCGGTTGGTCACTTCCTGTTCGAGCACCGCCATGAAGTCGGCGATCTTCTCCGGCGTGACAGATGTCAGCGACCCGGCGGTATAGTTGACGAGCTCGCGCTTCTCGCGCCACTCGTAGGCGACGCCGGTCGGGTGCATCCCGTTGATGACGTATTGCTGACCGAGGCCCAGCACCTCGACAGCGTGCTCGACATTGTTGTCATCGTTGAAGACCAGCCGGGACTTGCGGATCGGCGCGTCGCCCTCGCGGCGGAAGACGAACAGAGCGCGCGGCGCGTTGCCGCGTTCGCGCACGGGTGCGGGACCGAGAGCGATCTCGATCAGGCCCTCGACCATTTTGAGCGCGTCCTTGGAGTTGACATCGATGTCAATCCCCGGCCATTCGGCGGCGCGCAGACCGACGTTGTGGGTGGGCCAGTTGGCGGACAGGGTGATGTCGCGCTCGCCGAGGCCGATCGTCGGCCATTGGCCGGTCAAGCCGTACCATTTACCCCCGGCGTAACGACCTGGGATTTTGCCGATCTGGTTTGACATGACATTCGACTTCTCGCCGAGCTCCGCCCCGTTCGGGATGAGCGGGAGCAAGTCTTTCGCGGGCAAACCGACAAGGCTGATGAAGTTCTTTGTTGCGTCCGCAAAACGTATTGCATTCATTGCAAACATATCCTATATTCAAGAGGACAAGTGGAGCGATGCTCCTTTTGTATTGGGCAATTGGCCGCTCCGGTTCTTCCGCAGCGGCCTCTTTTTTTATTTGGGGGTGACTGTGACTTGCAGGCCGAGCTCTTCGGCGTAGCGAAGCACGGTGTCCAGCTTCGGCATGATCCCCTTACGCGCCCAACTCCAGTAGGTGCCATGCGCCCTGCCGCTCCTGAGAGCGAGCCACGAAAGCGGGATGCCCTGCCCCTCGCGTTCGGTTTCGATGACCTTCAGCAGATCGTCGGCGGTCTTGATCACGGTCACTTCTCAATCTCCATCTCGATGACTTCCAGTCCGAGGCGCACAGCCAGCGCGAATTCCACGTATGCACCTTCGCTCTCTTGCCAACCCGGCAGCATCGCGATGGCGTCGGCGTCCTTGCAAATCCAAGCGGTGTATTCGGCGAACGCCTCGCGGATATCGAAGTCCGCAGGTGGTGCGTCCCTATCACCGGTAGGGTTGTAGACGGTGTGGCCCATTTCCCGGAGCCGCGCGGCGGCGGCGTTGAAGATTGGGTAGTTGAAGTTAGGAAGCCCTGTCATCGGGCCTGACAGGTAGATGCGCTTGGGCTTCGGCTTGCGCTTTTCCTCGATGAGCTCCAGCACCTCATCGACGCTGTCATAGAGGGCGGTGAGGTCGCCCTTCTTGACGTTGGCGATCGTGAAGTCGCTCTTGATCTCTTGGTGCTCGCTGGAGTGCGCGGCGCCGGAAGACTTCGCCTGCCACAGATTGACAACCTTGACGATGTAACCGCCCGCGTCACGGATCGCTTGGGCCTCGTTCGGGAAGCGGCAATCCTCGACGACGACGAGCTCGTGCTTGTCAACTTCGCGCGCCCACTGCTGGACCCAAAAGTCCCGCCCGATCAGGTCGCGGCCCCACTCAGTGCCAAGCGTCTGCATGGCGTAGCGCGGGGTCTTCCCGGCGAGGAGTTCGGTCGGGTGTTCCTTGCCAGCGCCTTCGATGTGGTAGAGCGACAGGCCAAGCGCGCCCATCATCTTCTTGAGCCCGCCCGCGAAGCGCACGGCTTCGAACTCGTAGTCGCTCTCAAGGTAGCGGGCGATGGTGGATTTTCCGGCCCCGGCGTCGCCGATCAGGCCAATAATCAGTTTTGTCATTTGCGTCTCCGTTGTGTGTCAGAAACAAGCTACTTGGCGTCGGAATACCGCAGACCGAAGCCTGCCTCGGCGCCGACCGGGAAGCCCTTGGCCCAAGGCGGAACCCACGTCATGATTTGGTTGATGTAGCTCTTGTGGTAATCCGGCGTCTTCATCTGCATCTCTGTCAGTTCGACGACGAGCTCGTCGTGGACTGTCATGACAAGCGTGTAGCCAGCGGCCCGGACCCGCAGCATGGCTTCCGCCATCAGGTCGCGGCAGATCGCCTGCACGGCGTTTTCGGCGAGGCGACCGCCCCAGGTAACTTCGCGCTGCCACTTGCGGGTGACAGAGTTGACAGTCGAGTACTCCAGCGCCGACTTGGTGCCGAACTTCGTGCTGACAGCGATGACGCGCGGGCTGTGGTAGTAGAGGCTCCGGCCCGAAGGCAGCTTCATCATCAGCATGTTGCCGCTGCTGTAGAACCGGATCGGCACGCCGCCGCGCGGCTTGTAGGCGTATTCGATGCCGGGGTTGCGGGTCGCCTCGATCGCGCAGTCTTCAAGCCCACGCCACAGCGCCGGGATTTCCGGGTACGCGGAGCGGTACGCCTGCACGGTGGTCGTGCCGTCTTCCTCGCTGACAGTCTTGCCTTGGGCCTCGCACGACGAGACGAACTTCTTGCCGCCCATGCCGTAGCCGCAGCCCAGCACGGCGGTCTTGGCGAGAAACCGCTCGATGCTGTCCTTGCCGATCGAGCTCGCCGGGACGCCGTAAATCCGGCCCGCGAACTCTTCGTAAACCTTGCCGCCGGAAGCGAAGAGGTCCACGAGGTCGGTGGCACCGGCAACCCATGCCACGCCGCGCGCTTCGACGCTGGAGAAGTCGCAAGCGACAAGCCCCCCACCCTTCGGCGCGCAGATCGTGCCGCGAAGCATCTTTGACAGGACCGCCATCAGGTCTTGCCCGTGCTTCTCCTCGAACTGCTCGAACGTCATGACGCCCTGATCGACGAGCATGACATCACACTTGCACTCGACCCAGTCCTTGACAGTGGCGCGCGGGAAGTTCTGCGTCTGGATGCCAGCGCCCGCCCACCGGCCCGTCGAGGCGCCGTGGTAGATGATGGTGTCGTAGACGCGGGAGTTCTCCCGATCGACCCGGTTCAAGATGCTCTCGTACTTGGCGACCGAGTTCTTGGCGGCGACGCGCCGGATTGACAGCGCGGTCCTGACATCACCGGGCAGATCGTCGCGGGCGAGAAGCTGGGTGATGGCGCCCTTGTCCATCAGCATCTTCGGGTCGCCGTCTACGTCTTCCTCATCGTCAAGGATGACGAAGCCCTTCTTGGCGCACCATTGCTTGAGATGCACGACCTTCGACGCTCCGGCGACGGCGCCCTCGGTGACGGCGAACATCTGCATGTCAAGGTATTTTTTGTAGAGCTTGGCGACGCGAACGGCGACCTCGGCGAACTCCCAATCGACGAAGACGCCGGTCTCGTTGATCGCTTCTGTCAGGAGCCAGATCGCCCGCTCCTGGTCGGTCATCGGGCGTGTCACTTCTGACAGCTTGGCGCCGACCCGAACGTCGGTCGCGCAGTAGTCCGAGAGCTTTTCATACTTGTCGGCGTTCTCTTCCGGCGACCACCAAACCGGCACGTCCTCGCCGTCGTCGTTGACAGCCCACGAGCGCGGCTTGCAAAGCTGGAGCATGATGCGCGAGCCCTCAAGGTCTTTCTGGACATTGAGGCCAAGTGCCTTCGCGGCACCGTCGAGGGAGCGGGGCAGTGCCATGCGGGCAGCGCGGGCAGCGGTGTCGTCCCAGCGCCACATCTCGATCTTCGGGATGTCGTACTTCTCGACGAGGTGCGGCGCTGTCAGGATCGCTTGCTCAAATCCGGCGTTGTGAGCGACGAGACGCACGGATGGGTCGAGCAGCCAAGCCCGAAGCGCAAGCGGCATCGGGTCTTGGTAGCAAAGCCATTCATAAACGTAGTCGGGCGTCGCCTCGTCGCAATACCGGACGCAGATGATGTCGGTGGACGGGTGCCGCGCATACATCTTGGCAGAGGTCTTGCGGAGGTCAGCCGTGGACTTCGTCTCAACGTCAATGTTGATGCGGAGCTCTGTCATACGCGGAACCCCGCGAGGCTTTCCGAGACGCGGCCCGGATTGACACGGAAATGGTTGCCGATCGCGACTTGCGTCATGGTCGGGTGCGCCTTGGCGAAGGAGTAAATCTCCGCACGGAGTTCGGGCGTCATGCGGCGCGACGAGCGCGGCGCGACGTTCTTGGGTTTGCGACGTGCCATCTCTTCTGACAGCATTTCGAGTTCGGCTGATATCGCGCGCAGCCGATCGGCGATTTCGGGTAGCCGCATGTCACTTGGCCTTGACAAGCGGCACGGTCTCGCCGGGGTCCAGCGGCCCGCCGGTATGACCGTCGAGGATGTAAATCTGGATAGCGCCGTTGCGCTCGACGGCGATGCGCGTCGGGGTGGTGGTCTTGGTGGGTTCGTCCCTCTTGACAGGGGCAGGCGCCCGGATGTCATCCCAGCTTGGAACGGCGGGCTTGACCCTCGTCGTCTTCGCCAGTTCGGCTTCGACCTTGACTTCCGTGTCGTCGGCGTCTTCGCACGAGGCGGAGCCATGGATGAGGTGCGCGAGGCGCTTGACCCGCGTCCACTCTGTCACCATCAAAAGGCTCAGTCCTTCAGGCCGGACGTAATGGCCCGTCACTTCAAGCACGAGTTCGGAGAGCCGGTCAGCCGCTTTTTGGTCGCGGGCGGTGGAAGTGTTGCACATGCGATTGGGCTTTCGTTATGTTTCTGACACAAGTTAGTGGACGCGGCTCCGCCCGGAAAAACGAAGCCGCGCCCTTGGCCGGGGTAAAGGAGCGAAACCCCCGGCGTTTAGTTCGGGATCACTTCGACCCAATCTTCCGCGAGCATGTCAGCCTGAGAGGCCAACCAAGGCACGACGTAGCCCTGCGCGGTCTTCATATCGATGTGGGCGTGGTACTCGACCTGTGCACCCTCACCCATGATTGACAGAAGCGGCTCGCGGTTGACCGTGAAGACCGACCCCGGCACGAGGAAGATGAACATGCTCTTGCCGTTCCATCCCGACCGTGCGTAGCGACGACCTTCCTTGAGGCCCGCGATGACAGCGCCGAAATTACTCATCCCAGTCACCCCCGGCGGAGTTGCCCTGCGACTGCGTGTTGTCCTTGAAGTCGCTGCCAGCCTCGTCCATTTCCGAGTAATATTCCTCGAACTCGTTGCGAGCCGCGACACGGCTGGAGAAGCCGTCATCGTCCTGACGAAGCTGGATGTTCTGGAGGCCCAGAGCCACGCCCTTCGACACGTTGTCATAGCCGTAGGTGTTGACCGAGATGATCGCCCAACGACCGGCGTAGGCTTCCTTCGGGTCGGTGACTTCGCGAAGCTGGCCGTCAACGACACCCGGCATGTCAGCGCTCGATGCGGTGATGAAGTGCCAACCGGGCAGATAGCCTGCCAAATGGCCCTTGTCTTCGCATGGGCGGATGACCTGTTTCGGGCCGCGCATACCCTTTGGCCACTTGGCCTGATCAGGTCCGAACTTCTCGATCGCCGCCTGCTTCAAGGCTTCCTTGAGCGGGTTGAGGTCGAAGGTCGGCGGCAGGAGGAGCGTGACACCGTACTTGCCACCAAACTCTTTTTCGTTCGGCGTGAAGATTTTCGGGAAGGACAGGCGACCGGGACCGATTTTGATTTTCATTTAGTCATCTTTCTTTGTTGCGTCTTACACATAAGACTTAGCAATTCACTTGCGTTTGACACAAGCGACAGCGCGCGAAAATACAGGCTCATCCCGCTTTTCGCTTTCCGCGTTCATGGCACGCCAGTGGTAGCGGGCCGTTGAACCATCGATGCCCATTTCGGCAGCGACTTCGACGGGCTTGAGCCCGAACGAATAGAAGAGACGGATAATCATGACACGCGCGGCGCACGCGTCGAACAGCCGGGAGCCGGAGCACGCGACCTCCCACGTCACGCCGTGGTGTTCAAGAATGACAGACACCGCGTCGGTGAAATCGTAGGCGTCATGCGGGCTCGACCGGAACCCTGCCATGCGCTGGACCGGGTCACGCGAGGCGAGCGCGATGTCGATCCGGCGGGCTTCCTCGGTGGCGTTGGCGAAGCGCGCACGCACGCCTGTCACCGGGTCTGTCAGCATGTCCTTGAGGATTTGGTCTTGCTCGATCTTGCGCTCGCGCTCCGCGACCTTTTCCGCCTCGATGCGCTTGCGCTCCTCGACTTCGGCGAGGATGCGCTTGAGGTGGTTCTGTGCCATGGGCGGGCGCTTGAACACGCGCGAGTGAACGTTGTGGTAATGCTTGGAGATGCGGGCTTCAATCCCAGTCGTCATTTTCGTCTTCCTTTGGTTTGCGTGCGAGTTTGGTGCCGGAGCTCTCGGCGATCGTCATGTCAGACAGATCGAGCTCGACGCCTTTTTTCTTGGCTGCGGCCTCGACTTGCGCCGGGGTCAGCAGGATTTCCTTGGTGAAGTCACGCCCTGACAGACCTTCTGACAGGAGACGTTGGTTGACCAGGCGCTCGTCTTTCCACTTCCGAATGGCGCGTTTGGGCACGAGCTCCCATTCGCCATTGATGTCGCCGCCCTCTGACAATACGCGCTCGGCGTGCGCCTTGACAGATTTGATCCAGTCGTCGGCGATCTCGGCGATCGCGAGAACTTCGTGGAGTTCGACCGGCGTCAGGTCTTCCGGGTCGGCGTTGTCAAGCGCGAAGTCGATCTTGGCTTTCTCGCTGACGAAGTCCCGGATCGTCGGGCAGGTTGGTTTTGCCCGACAGAACTTGCAGTGCGATCCGGCGGCGGCGGGCGGGTCGTCCGTCTCGGCGAGGTTGCCCGCCTCGATCAGCTTGGCCTTCACCTCGTCGAGCTCGGCACGGGTGATCACCGTCTGCTTGACGCCGCCGTTGCGCGGCTGGACGATGACAAGCTCGATCTCGGTGATCTTGTCAGAGACTTCCTTCTTCATGCTTTCCAGAATGGAGATGGCGTAGCTGGCAAGCTGCGCGTTGACAGCGCCGTCCTCGTCTTGTACCTCGACCCCGATCCTCCCACACTTGAGGTCAGCGATCGTCAAGCGCGGCGGATTGACGATCACAGCATCGGCGGTGCCGTACCATGCCCAGTGCAGATGCGGCGCCGCCGACCGTTTCTCAACGTAGAGCCGTCCATTTTTAACCAGGCGTTTGACAGTGCTGACATGGCTGTCAACGATGCGACGCTGGTCGTCGGTGAGGTCGAAAGCCCCGATGTCGAGGGCGGGGTCGAGAAGAAGTTTCTCGGCGATCCCGTGGAGCATCGTTCCTTCTTGGGCGGCGGGGCTCGATGGCCCTTCCGGCAGTCCTTGCGAGCGCTGGTAGTGCGCGGGGCACTTGAGCGTGCGGTAGGACGTGCTCCCGAAAAGCGGTGTGTGGGAGGGTTTCTTCACGCCGCCTCCCCGTCAATGATGGCTGACACGATCCGCGCCTTGCGTTCGAGGGTTTTGGTGACACGCTCGTCAAAGCTGCCTGCGATGACGATCGAGGTTGCGTGGACTTGGCCGGTCTGCCCGCCGCGATGGGCACGGGCGATGGCTTGCTCCTTGACGCCGGGGGTCCATGGGTCTTCGGCGAGGATGACGCGCTGCGCGATTTGCAAACCGTCAGTGCCGGTGCCGCCCGCCTGCATCTGGATGACGATGACATGACAGTCGGGGTCGTTGATGAAGGCTTCCTTGGCGTGCTGTTTCGCGCTCGCCGACATCTTGCCGTTGTAGATGACGGCGCCGTGGTCGTGCAGGTCGTTGTAGATGCGCTCACCGCAAGCGGTGTGGATGTAGAAGACGATGATCTTGTCGTGGGCTGTCAGTTCTTCCCTGACAAACTCCGCCACCTCGCCCGCCTTCTCCATCCCGATCAGGCGACGCAACGTCGATACCTGGGGGTCGAAGTCCTCCAGTTCACCGAAGTCATCCATGTCAAGGATTGCCATCAGCTTTTGCAGGACCGGGTCGAGCGACGCGTCGATCTTGATCGGGCGCGGCGGGAGCCGGAAGCTGTCAATCAGGGGCTCCTTGAGCTCCTTGAGCACGGCGCTTTTCTTGACCCGTGACATGTGCGGCGCGAGGAGCGAGTTCAGGAGTTGCGGCTTGCGCGCGCCTGTCACCTTGAAGCCGTAAGGCGTGTCATAGCCGGAGCACCATTCCTGCACCCACTGCTGGCGGTTCTTGATTTCGAACTTCTCCAAGAGGTGCGGGAAGACCCGCGACACGATCACCCACAGGTCAGACGGGTCGTTCAGGATCGGCGTGCCTGTCAGCATCCAGCACCGCTTCGACTTGTTGAAGAGGCTGGCGGGGCTGTCCTTGCGGGCGCCGAAGATGGCCTTCGTCCACTTGGTCGAGGGCGTCTTGCAATAGTGCGCTTCGTCGAGTGTCAGGACGTTCCACGTCTGGCGCATGGCGGATTTCCAGACGGTCGCCGCGATCACGCCGTGGTAACTGACAATGACAATTTCGGCGGTCGGATCGATCGCAGTTGTTGTTTTCTCAATCAGTTGCGTTCTAAACGCAAGCTCACGGGCGTGGAAATCCCACTGGTAGCGGACGTTGGCCGGGACGATGACAAGCATCCTGCCGCCGATCTTCTTGAACGCCTCCAGCGTGACACGGGTCTTGCCTGTACCTGGCTCCCATGCCAGCACGCGGTGGCCGCTGACAAGGCGCGGGATTTCCTCGGATTGATGGGGCCAAAGCTCGGTCATCCCAGTCCTACCATTTCCATCGGGCGTGCCGATTGCTGTTGGTCGTTCCACGCGTTCAGCGCGTCAACGATCTTGGCGGCGAGATCGATGTCACGGGTCCAGACGACCGCGTGCTCCTTCGAGAAGCCGACTTTCCTGTCAATGATATAAATCATCTTGGGGTCGCCGAACCTGCTGTAATCGAAGCGCTGCATGTCAGCCTCCGAACTTGACAGCGAGGCACTGGCGCGCGCCGCCGCTAAAGGAGACCCATGACTTGCCGGTCTCCATGCACTGGGCGGCGAGTTTGGCGTCGAGCGTGTTGCTGTGGATGATCAGCAGCGCCACCAAGGCGAAAGTAACGATGACCGCTGTGGTGATGATCGCGGTGACTTTCAGGTCGTGGTCGTCCATGTCAGTGTCCTTTGATTATTTTTCGAAGCTGGGTGATCTTGTTGCGCATGGCGCGGTGGTCGGAAGCTGTCACCGAGACGGTGGTTCTGACTTCGCTGCCATCAGGCTTTTCGAAGTCCACGATCAGGTGCTTGTTCTGCCGGACGATCTTCCAGCCTACGGCGCCCGCCCCGGCTGCGACCTGTGTCAGCATGTCGTTGATCCGGGTCACGCCGCGTCCTCGCCGTTCACGAACTTGCGAAGGCTCTCGGT